TAGTGATGGACTTGGAACTGACCAAGTTGCTGGTATTTCAACCTTCAACAATAGAAACCTTGCAGATTATGTTGGTTACAGCAGCATTACAACTTACATCACTCTGACTGGTACTGGAACTTCTGTTGAAAAAGGCAATGTTTCCATCGCCAGAAGTGCTGTCAACTTCAGTTAATAATTAAAATAATCAGATACCAATAGAGGTGTAGGTGTCCAGTTCGAATGCGAGTGATTTCCATTCAGAACCAAGATACATCTGTACCTTATTTTCTGTGGTATTGAATATCAATGCACCCTGAGTAACAGTGATTGCGTCTCTTTCTGATGTAGTCAGAGTTGGTGGATAGAACTGTGAAGATGCGGTAATGATACCTGAAACTACAGTGTCTGCGGATACATTTGCAGTATTTGCAATACCAGTTAGATTACTACCATCACCATAGTAAGTTGCACCAGTCACAACACCAAGAGTGGATACTCCAGAAACCACAAGAGTATTGGCAGATACATTTGCAGTATTTGCAATACCAGTTAGATTACTACCATCACCATAGTAAGTTGTTGCCTCAATTGAAGTTACACCAGTTACAATTCCAAGTGTAGAAATTCCACTTACTACAAGACTATCGGCAACTACATTTGATGTATTGGCAAGACCAGTTATTGTGACAGAACCAGTAGAACCACTGACACTTATATTGTCTCCTGCGATTATAGAAGTAACTAACCCTGTAAGATTTGTACCATTTCCAGAGAAAGATGTTGCGGTTAGAACACCTGTGACAGTTGTATTTGTTGTAATGGCAACTGTACCATTCAGAGAAATTTTAGCGGTAGTACCATTACCAGCAAATAATTTCATCTGACCAGCATTTAACTGGATTTTTGTATTAGTACTATTATCAGTTAATCTTCTAATTTGGTCTACATATATGTCATTATTAAATGTAGATACACCAACCACATCTACACCACCACCAGTGATTCTGACACCAGACCTTGCAGTAACAATACCTACAGAATCAATACTCTTTACATCTTCGTAGGTAAGAGTACCACCAATGGTTACATTACCAGAGAAAGTACCATTAGAAGCAGAAATAGTGCCGGCATTTAATTGACCAGTAAATGTAGATACACCTGATACAGTTAACGTGTCAGCCTGTACGTTAGAAGTATTAGCAAGACCAGTTATTGTTACAGAACCAGTAGATCCACTTACACTAATATTATCACCAGCTACAATAGAAGTAACAATACCTGTTAATGCTGAACCATCACCTGCAGGTGTAAGTATTCCGTCTAATTCAGAACCATCTCCATAATACTTTGTTGCTTGAATTGAAGTTACACTTGTAACAACACCAAGAGTTGTAATACCAGTTACATTTAGACTTCCTGTATCTACTGTATTTGAGGATACATTGGTAGTATTTGCAAGACCAGTGATTGTAACTTCACCAGTAGAACCACTGACACTGATATTATCACCAGCTACGATAGATGTAACTAATCCTGTAAGATTTGTTCCACTTCCAGAAAATGATGTTGCAGTTACAACACCTGTGTAGACTGCATCAGTCGCACTCAAGATGCCAATGCTTGTATTACCAGTAATGGTTAGATCACCACCAACATTAACATCACTCTGGAATGTAGAAATACCAGTTACATTAGCATCACCAGAAACTTCAAAATTATCTCTAACAAATACTCCATTAATATCAATGTGCATCCTATCATTGGTAGGATGAATATTAGAAGTTCCCCCAGAGTCGGATGATCCATTATTTGGTTGTTCAAGATAAAAACCAATTCTTCTTTCGTCTCTTAATGATGGTGATGGATTATTATCAATAGCAGCAAACCAAGTTTCAAACCAAAGTTGACCCATACCATATTGGCGGTCATTGGATGAATACCAATTTGCAAATTTTACCTTAACTGTATCTTCATTAAATGCAAAGAACTGAGAACCTGCACCACTTAGAGATAATGTGCCACCAACAGATACATTTTGGAAATTGGCATCATCAGAGAATGTTGAGACACCGCTTACTGTTAAAGTTTCTGCCCTTACGTGAGCAGTATTGGCAAGTCCAGTGATAGTTACAACACCAGTTCCCTGGTCAATACTAATATTGTCACCAGCAGCAATTTGAGTGACAATACCTGAAAGTGTAGAACCATCACCAGAGAATGATGACGCAGTTGTAATACCACTTACATCTAACTGAGATGCAGTTATATTGCTGACAGTAATTGATGGTGTTCCAGTGAGACCTTGTGCATTTGTTGCAACACCTGCAGTTGTTGCATACGTTGCAATTCCAGCAACATGAGCATAACTTGAATTAGTTGCAAAGTCAGACGTTGTTGAAATACCAGCAGTATGTGCGTATCCTGCATTAGTTGAAAACCCTGCATTGACAGCATAAGTTGCTGTTGCAGCATTACCAGTGATGTCTGAAGATGATGTAATATAACCAGCACCATTCGTCAACTCATTGTTGTTAGTTGGAATAGTTGGTGTATTTGTAAAATTGTTGTAATCAAGTAAGAAACTTGATGTAACACCACCTACTGTGTTTGCATTATCAGCAGTTCCTGTAACGTTACCAGTGAGGTTACCAACAAAACCATTGGTGGCTGTGACAATACCAGAAAATGATGCACTACCATCTGCATAGATACCAGCACTGATTGGATTTTCATCCATCGTGGGTCCACCAGAATTATCTGAATAATCTGGTGGTGTTGAGTTTAACGAATAGTTATTTTCATTGGGATTTCTAAGGATGAAACCACCAATAGAAGTGGTTACACCTGTAATGAATATATTTTGACCACTAAGGTCTTCTACATTAATATCACCAGTGGTAACAGTACCACCATAAGATATTTTATCTTCTCCGTACGCCTCATTCCAAGGGTTGATTAAAGTTACCGTCGTGGCAATTCCGACACCACTAGTGTCTTGTCTGGTAAAAAGTTTACCATCATAAGTGTTTAGAGCTAACTCGCCTAACTCTAAATTTGATAATGAAGGTCTCTTATTAGCGACAGCAGATCGCTTAAACTTAATCTTTGGATTTGCCATTATATCGAGCGGTATATACCTTTAATCTGTTATATAACAGATAAAGTTATTTATCAGAAAGACCCACCGTCTGACTCTTGAGATGTTTTATTTTTTGAACGATTTACTGCAGTCTTAAGTGGAATTGGCTTAGATGTCTCTTCCTTCAATTTTTGAGAAAGACCTTCTACTTGACTTTCATAATCCTCACAAGAAGTTTTTAACTCCTCAATTTTTAATTGTTGTTTTTGAATTATTTCATTCTGATATTGAATCTTTGATTCTAGAACAATGCTTTGAGTAAAGTAATCATTCATTTTCTTTTGTAATGTAGTTACATAAAAATTTAGTTCAGCTTGCTCCATAAAAATAGAGGGGTATCGATACCCCTCTATTTATTGTCTTGTAAGGATTATCAACTAAATGTTCCACCATCAACAGTGATATTTTCAAGGAATCTTGTAGAGTCACTACAAGATATTACCTGAGAAACACCAGCACAGTCATTAATCCAAAGTCCTCTTGCTTCAATGTCTGCCCATGCGTTAACAACAGCAATGGAGTCACCAGCTCCAACAGTGGTAATAGTAACATCGGTAGCAAAACCGATTCTCATATCACCACCTTCTCTGATTTTGGCGAACATTGCCGCAATCTTAGCGTTGGTAGAGTTAATACCAACGTGGTTGTAGTACATTGCAACACCACTGTTTTTAGTGGTTACATTAGATGGTGGTTGGAGTGAACCATCACCAAGTCTCTCAAGACCCAGTTCAATAACAGGAGAAACGATTCTTAAGTCTTCAACATCGATGTTCGTTACAGAACCACCAACAGAAAGATTACCGGCAATACTGACGTTACCGCCAAATGTACCACCACCAGTCATATTAAGAGAAGCACCCTTAAACTCATTAGCAGTAGCAATACCCGTGACTGCAATACTCTCACCATTTAGTCTGTCGATATAACCTTGATCCCATGCAAGTGAAGCAGAACCAAGGTTTCTAACACCGTCAGTTGAAGGGACAAAGTTGGAGTCAACCCTTGCAGTGACTGTGACTGTATCTGACGTTGCGTTACCAATGTCAACATTACCCTGAAGGTTTGCAAGACCAGCAGCGGTAAATGTACCTTGTACTTCATGGTCTGTCGAGGTGGTAACTTTACCAGATGAATCCGCGATAGTCTGAGCAGCAGTTCCATCAGAAGCTCTTAGTGCTCCAACATCAACAGTTGGAACATTCAGTTCTGTGGTAATATTTACTGTATTTGGAAGACCAATCGTAACAACCTGACCATTTGGACCTGCTGCAACTGAAGTTTCAACTTCATTACTGGTTCCACTAAAAGTAAGTTTAGTACCAGTTGTTGTAATTCCAGAACCAGAATCTGCAGCAACCGCAAAGGTAACAGCAACACCAGCAGTTTGTGAATCAACATATGCCTTAATGGACTGTTGAGTTGCCAAAGCAGTGTTACTGTCAGAAGACATATTGTCTTCATCAAGAATATTCGTTACAGCACCTGAACCAACTGTAAGTGAATCAGTATCAATTGCTGCATATACAGTAGTTGCAGTTACAGAATTGATACCAGAAATATTTGTAGAATTGTCACCAACGATATTACCATTTGCAGTAATATTATTGGTAACAGTAACAGCACCTGCGGTCAGAAGGTCTGAACTTGGATTATATGTAAGACCAGAATCAGTTCTAACTACTTCTGCTGCAGCAGAACCATTATTGTCAGCTACAAAGGTCAGGTATTGAGTTGCATCAGTTGAATTTGAAATTGTTTCAACAGTATCTGCAGCAGTAGCAGTATCTGCATTACCAGTTACGTCACCTGTTAAATTGCCAACAAAAGATGAAGCAGTTACAACACCTGTTGGAGCAAAAATACCACTGTTATTAATAGTAACGGCAGAACCAACAGTAATTTCACTGAAAGTACCACCAGATGAACCACCAAGAACATAACTTCTCAGTCTTGATGCGGCAGTCTTTCTATTAGTACCAGCACCACCATCATCAATAATGAAGAGGTCAGAATCAGTGATATCACCACCAATATCTGTCGCCCCATCAATATCAATTACTGATACATTGAGGTCTCCAAATGAAAGTACTCCAGAACCATTAGTTGAAAGAACTTGGTTGGCAGAACCATCAGTTCCAGGAACTGTGAAAGTTTGAATACCTGTGAGTGTTGCAGGAGCCTGAAGTTCAACAAAATCTGTACCATTATTTGTTGCTTCATATAATTTAATCCCACCACCTTTCGTAGTATCTTCCGCATTCCAAAAATTACCAGAACCAATTAATTGGTTACCTGCAGGAGAACCGATGTACAGTTGATACTTATCTGTAGTAAAACCTGGTTCGCCAACTGCAAGTGTTGGGAGGTCTGCAAAGGCACCTCTTTTAAATTTAAGGGTTGGAGAAGCCATGTTTTTTTCTTAAACCTATATGTTTATTTATTCAAATGCACCAAAGTCTTGCTGCCCATCCAATACACCATCTGACAAGTCCACAATAGTAAATGGTGATTCGTATTCCCACTGACTTCCAGATTCGTTGAAGATAAGAACTTTTTCGTCTGTGGGAGTACCTGTGATAGCATAACCTGCAATAGATGTTGCGTTTCCAGAGGCACCAGAGGTTGCAATAAACTGGCCAGATGAAGAATCAAATACCAATGAATAACCATCTGTGATTGTTGTTGGGTCAGTAGCAGCAATATCTGAAAGAGGTCCAAGGTCAACACCACTTCCAGCATCAGTACCAATCCACTTCCCTGTGGATGACTGATACATCAAAACTTTATTATTGACTTTTGCTGCATCTCTGTCAACATCATCTAAGAACTCAAGACGAACTTCACCACCTCCTCCTTGAGCAGTAGCAGTTCTGACAGTCTCATAGACCATCTTCCTTAATTGGTCTACTTCTCTCTTGAGTCTAGACATCTCTGTCTCAGAGTCATTAATCCTTTCTTCCTCTGGAATCAACTTATCCAGAAGTTCCATCGACTTCTCAATATTTTCTGAGATTTCTACTTCTTCCTCAAATTTTTCTGAACCTGGAGTTGGTTGAAGTGGTTCTGGTTTGATTATATCTTCAGACTCAATCTCATAAGGTTTGTAATTATCTTTCCAATCAGTGGTATCTACTTCCTCATTTTGTTGTTTAATCCATTCGTCGGGAATCAGATTATGTTTTTGTTTAAACCCATCGTGTAATTGTTGTGGAGTAATATTATAATCCGCACAAATACCTTTCATCAATCTATCAATTGACTTATATGAGGTATTTTTTAAATTCTTTAATTCTGTTTCAAGAATACCTACTGCCTTTGTAGTTTTTTCTTGAGTTGATGGTGCCTCTGAAAATAAGAAAGATTCAAATATCTTGGCGTCTTTTTTAATTTTTTCTAATTCTTTTTCTTCTTTTAGTCTTTTTTGCTTTATCTTCTTTTTTTCTTCACTCAGACTTGTGAAAAGGTCGCCAAGGGATACCTCTCCAATTATTTCTTTATTCTTTTCTTCCTTTTTCTTCTTCTCCTCTCCAATTAGGGAGAAGAAATCTCCTAAGTCATTCATTTGAGAGATATTTTTTACTATTTAGAACGTGCCATAATCTTCTGTGACATCAACATCAATAAAAGGTTCAATAACTTCGATGAACCTATCTGCTACATCATCATCTGTTGCAGATTGGATAAGTTTCAAATCTATATTTGCCAATTCAAATTTGTTATTGGTCGCATTGTACTTCAAAACATACTTATTCTTACCAACCAAACTACCAAAATTGGTGTCCTCTAGTAATCTTGTAGTTCTCATACAAATGAACCACCATCAATACTACCAGTAAGTGAGGAAGCTTCTTCTACAACTTGCTCTACAAATACATCAGGTAAATCATTATCTGCAACAGCTTCAACAAGTAAATCATCCGCTGAAATTAATTCAAGTTTGTCACTAGTTTCATTATATGAAACAATAAAACCATCCTTACTAGAATCCAAATCCCCAAAATTTACATCTCTCAATCTTCTCAATTCCGCAAATTCTACATTCTCTATTATGTTGACTATTGAAGTCGATGTTGAAGTTACCGTGCTTGGAGATGTTGTTGATGATGTGACAGATAAAGTTGAAGATGCACTCCTTATCACATTAGATGAAGAACCACTAACAGTTACGTTATTGGAACCAGAGGCTGATTTCTTGATAACCGGCATTTGATTAAGTCGAAATTCCTGCAGTCACCATAGCAGAACCTTCCACCATTCTTGAAACACTACCACCTGACGATGTTAGAACAATATCATAATAATATCTTCCTGGTTTAATAGCGACAGTTACTGCTGCTGTCATTGCAATAGAGACTTCTGAGGTAACAGTATTAATACCAACTGTGAAGTCATAAGCAGTTGGTGACCCCGAATATTTCTTTACCTTTGATACACCAGTATATCCATTAAGGTCTGAAAGGGTGCCATCAGACTCTTTGGAAGTAAATGCTTCACTGAAGTCTGCACCTTGGGGAATTACAATATTAATTGTAGGAGTGGCAGCCATTTCTCTTTTTTAACTATTTAGTTCTTTGTTGACGTTTTTTAGCATTTTTTGTAAATCTGCTGTACTGCCAACAAAAAGTGCATTATTAGTTACGGAAGTAGGTCCTTTCTTCTCCCCCTCATTTACATCTTTAAGTTTTTTCTGTAAATCCATCAACTTATCTGTTGCATCAGAAACGTTTTTAATCAATTGACCTGCAACTTCATATGCACGAGGCATTTCACTTTCTTGAGCAAGTTCTAAGATACCGTTGATTGCTTCTTGTCCTTTTTCGATGATGGAATATAAATTACCCCTCGTATACTCGTAGTCTTTACGAATATCCTCGTTGGAGTTTTCAAATTTTGTGATTTGTTTTTCGACATCATCCTTCTTAACTTCAATCGGTTCGACATCAAATGTTTCGTTGAGCTTTTCATACTTATCCATAGGTTAACCTCAGAAGACATTACCATCAAACCCGAAATCATCTCCAAGTTCTATTTGTACATTATCATTGTTATTGATAGTGTAGACCTTAGAACCAAGAACGTGGTTCTGAAGAGGAGACTTATCTTCAGCTCTCCTTACCACCAACTTATTGTCTGCAACAGTCTCAACATACATCTCTTCTTGGTCGATATAGATGTAAGAACCTTCTGTGATTGCTGAACCATTTTCAACATCAATCACAGTCTCATTCATATCAACATTTTCGGCAAGAAGTGTTGCTACTACACCATCATAATCTTTGATAGCTCTTGGTGTGACCTGATAAGTAACATCTCTCTCATACTTATTAGACTTAGACCCAGCAATGTAACCAACAGTGACCTTCTTAATGATATCGTTAGAGACATCCTTCAGAGGACCGAAGACATAGGTCTTTGCGGTAAATGTAAATGTATAGAGAAGAGCTCTTCTTGTGTCAAAGTTTCCTTCATACTCATCAGTCATGTCGATGTTCTCAAGAACAACAGGGACATTCAAAACTTCATTGAAGTTACCTAAAAACTTAATAGGGAGAGTATAACCTGGTTGGAAATATGGTACAATCTGTTCAACAATTTGAAGCATATCATCATTCAGTTTTGTATAAACTGAAAGAGTGATTGTCATGTTATATGGTACTGGGAGGTATGACTTCCTTTCTTCTGTGCCATCAGCAGATGTTACAACAAACTGCTGTGTTTGAGTAGATTTTCTGGAGGGATCGTATTGAAGATTCGTAAATTCAAATGACATCCTTGGAAGTGTCATTTGAACTGGATGATTTAAATCAGGATTCTGTTTCAGTCTTGCCAGAAACTTCTGAGTTGGTCCATAAGCAAGAGGAACTTTGATAATACTCTGAGTATCATCATTCTCATCCTTATGTTTGATTTGAATGCCATTAAAAAGGGAACCAAATCCAATAATTACGGATCTAAAGATCTCGTTATAAAAATACTCAAACATTATTTTGTAGCACTATACCTT